GACTATTCGGACAAGTAAATCACACATTTGAGGTTTCTGCTCTATGTAAGAGAGCACGTAAGGGGCTATTCGATGCTACCTGATAACTTTGACTTCGCACAACTACCAGTAGATAAAGATAAGTTTACTCTCAAAGAGCTAGGTATGCTTGGATCTCGTATTGAAGACATAGATTATGCGATAATGTCTTGGCTAAAAGAAGATCTTGAACTCTCCACGATAACAAATGAAGGAAACAAGAATACTCCCGTGCTATGGCAAACACCTGAAAGATCCTTTCAAATAAAAAATGATAAAAACTTACGACACCCCGATGATCATAGTGCTGGCGCAATAACACTACCCGTTGTGACAATCGAGAGAACAGGGATCACTAAAGATCCTGAAAGAAAAGGTGGCTTCCAAGCGCACTTGTATTCTGATAATAGGGATGGTAGAGTGGGACGGATGGTTATCGCCAAGAGAATCAAGCAAGACAAGACGAGAAACTTCGCTGTTGTTGGAAATACTCGCACCAACACTTCAGGGGATAGACAAAAATATTTCCCAAGAGTGAACAAGAAGGTGGTTTATGAGTTCTTAACCATTCCTATCCCCGTTTACGTCAATCTTGACTATAAGATCATAGTGAAGACTGAATACCAACAACAGATGAATGATCTAACTCAGCCGTTTATGACGAGAACAGGACAAATAAATTCATTTGTAATGCGAAGAAACGGACATCTCTACGAAGCCTTCATTGACCAGGGTTTCAACCAGTCCAACAATGTCGCAAATCTTGGCGAGGACGAAAGGCAGTTCACGAGCGAGATAAATATCAGAGTTCTCGGCTATCTTATTGGCGAAGGCAACAGCGACGATCGCCAAATAATCCATAAACAGGAGAATGCCGTAGAAGTAACTTTTCCGAGAGAAACCGTGGTTCCCGCCGGCAACGATAACTTTTTCATAGACTAAGCATATCCTGAAGTCCTTTGGTAATATAAGCAACTATTTAAACTATGATTAGCAATGCTTTACAGCATATTTTACATAAAGCGAGGATTTCCAAATGCCAGTAAAAAGTTTTAAGTTCGTTTCTCCGGGTGTATTCATCAACGAGATCGATAACTCGTTCCGCCCCAACAGACCAGACACAATTGGTCCGGTAATCATCGGACGCTCCGTCCGAGGGCTTGGGATGCAGCCCGTAAAAGTGGATTCATATTCTGATTTCCTAACAATGTTCGGTGATACCGTCCCCGGCGATGCAGGAGGCGATGTTTACCGCGACGGAAACTATCAGTCTCCAATGTATGGCACCTATGCTGCCAAAGCGTTCCTTAATTCCGCCGTGGCGCCTGTTACCTATATTCGTCTCCTTGGAGAAGAAAGTGCCAACAAAACCACTGGTGGTGAAGCCGGCTGGAAGACTACGAAATCACCTGCCGCAACCCTCGCCGAGAATGGTGGCGCCTACGGACTTTGGGTTTATCCCTCAGCTTCTGTTGGTCCCAGCCCTGGAGTCTCCGCTAACTTGGGAACAGGCACCCTCGCCGCTGTTTGGTATATCGATCAATCTGCCTCCATTCAGCTTACTGGCTCTTTAGCTGCCGGGGGCGGCGTAACAGCGCAGGGCGTCGGCGTTGTTATAGCAAGCGATGCAACTGGTAATTTTACTGCCGTTATGCAAGGTTCCAAGGCAACCGCCGGCACAAACGAAACTTTTGTCTTCAACTTCGACGATAGTGACTCCAGATTTGTTCGCAAAGTCTTTAACACTAATCCCCAGCTTGTTGTGGGGGGTACTTTTTATTCACCCGATTCTGAAAGAAACTACTGGCTCGGTGAGACATTTGAACAAGAAATAAGAGATGGGGCAGCAGGAAGCCTGATCGGTAGCTCCACTACTCTAGTGGGCACACAGCTTTTTGGAGTCATTCAGGCAATAAACAACGGTACAACTGGACCAAACAACATGCAGAGAGGCTCAAGTGAAGCCGAGACTGGTTGGTTTGTCGGTCAAGATGTTGGTGCTTCAGCCGCATTTGATCCAGCCGCCGCCCCCAAGCTATTCAAGCTCAAGGGTCGAGGACATGGAGAGTGGCTAAGCAAGAACGTCAAAGTCTCTATTGAAAAGATCCGTTATTCAAACTCGCAGACAACCGACTTTGGTACTTTCTCTGTCGTTCTCCGCTCTCTTACTGATACAGACAGCAACCCTGTTATTTTGGAAAGATTCGATAATCTAACCCTAGACCCAAGATCACCAAATTACATTGTTAAGAAAGTTGGTGATCAATATTACTCTTGGAGCGAGGCAGAACGCAGACTAAGACTATATGGGGATTACCCAAACCAGTCAAAATTCCTTTATGTTAGTGAAATAAATGAAGGGAACATTCAGAATGCCAATTCCTTGATTCCATTCGGTTATTATGGTCCCCCCAACTTCGCAACAATCACAAACTGGAGCGGGTCTGCCACAGACCCTTCACTAACAAACAACTACATTGATGCTAGCTCTATTTACGGCGGCACAGCCGACAAATTCCTTTCGGGCGCACTCCAGCAGTGGACTGGCTCGCTGGGTTGGCCAATCGTTAGACTACGCCACTCAGCTTCTGATGGCGGCATGTCCAACCAGACAAACGCTTACTTTGGTATGCAGACAACCAGGGGTCTCCAGAGCACTCGCGGAGACTCATCTGTCAAAGACTACCATAGAAGGTGGCTGTCTTCTTGGTCAGACTCACAGGATGGCTCTGGTCTAGTCAGTTACTCATACATATTTACTATGGACGATATCATCGCCACAACTGCACTAGCATACTACGATAGCGGTTCAAGAGCCGCTGGAACCAGTAGAAGTGCTCTGGGTGAGTACAAGGATCTAATCGATTATGGTTATGATCGCTTTACCGCTCCGCTGTGGGGTGGCTTCGATGGGTTTGACATCACGAAACCCGATCCAATGTATAACACTGATATCGGTAGCACTGATTTGTCAAGTTATGCCTACAACACATACAAGAGAGCTATCGACACGGTAGCAGACCCTGAGTTTGTGGACATGAACCTCCTAGTTGCTCCCGGTCTAACGAAAGACGGACTTACAACGCACATGGTAAACGTTTGTGAAGATAGAGCCGATGCTCTCGCCCTAATAGACCTCCCGAGTGTATATACTCCAAACTATGAAGTCTATGATGGTGGAGATAGATCAGCTAGACAGGGTGATTCACCCACCGCCGCCGCTCGCGGCTTGCGAGCACGTCAGATTGACTCTTCATACGGTGCTACATTCTACCCCTGGGTACAGACTCTTGACGAGCCTACCGGTCAGGCTGTTTGGGTTCCACCCACAGTCGCTATGATGGGTGTGTTGGCAAGTTCTGAGAAGACATCTCAAATCTGGTTTGCCCCCGCAGGCTTTAATAGAGGCGGACTCTCAGATGGTGCCGCAGGGATTCCCGTTACTGGTGTATCCCGCAGATTGACCTCAAAAGAGCGTGATGTTCTTTACGAGGCACGCATCAACCCAATTGCTAGTTTCCCAAGTACCGGGATCGTAGTATTTGGACAGAAAACTCTACAAGAGCGCCCCTCCGCTCTCGATAGAATCAACGTTCGTCGCTTGGTTATCTACCTTAAGAAGCAGATTTCCATCCTATCTACGCAGATTCTCTTTGAGCAGAATGTCCGCGCCACTTGGACGAGATTCAAGGGTCTTATTGAGCCTTTCTTGGCAAATGTCAAGACAGAGTTCGGTATTACTGATTACAAGCTTATTCTAGACGAAACAACTACAACACCAGATCTAATAGATCAGAACGTTGTGTATGCTAAGATTATGATTAAGCCAGCTAGAGCAATCGAGTACATCGCTATCGACTTCATCGTTGCTTCTACCGGCGCATCATTTGACGACTGATAAAACGAGGGGGGTATTTCCCCCTCACTGACTACTTATTTATGAACAACAGGAGAACCTAACAAATGCCATTTTGGTCAAAAAACTTCGGTGAGAACACCGCTCTAAAAGATCCCAAACGTAACTTTAGATTTATCGTTGAGTTTGGAGGAATCAATGCCACACCAGGAGGCTCGGTTGCTTGGTATGCTAGTACCGTGCAGAAGCCTTCATTTGCTATTGCCAGTGCGGAGCATAAATACTTAAACCACACCTTTTATTACCCAGGTTCGGTTACTTGGAATCCAATCACCATTACGATGGTAGATCCGGTTGATCCAGATATGGCAGCCACTTTTTCTGACATTGTTGTAAATAGTGGCTATTCACCGCCTACTGATACGACTTCGCTCGGAACTATGTCTAAAGCCAAGGCTGCCGGCGCCCTCGGTGCGGTTACTGTTACTCAGATAGATTCTAACGGAGATCCTCTGGAAACTTGGACTCTCTGGAACTCATACATCGAAGATATTAAGTTTGGGGATTCTCTGACTTATGGTAATGATGAGCTTACAGAGGTCTCAGTCACACTAAAATATGATTGGGCTCGCATTGAGACAACCACCGCTTCTTCAGCAGTCAGCAAAGGTGGCAGTGAGTTCTTCAAGGTATAATATAGACAATATAAAACGAGAGGTGTAAATTGTCAAGAAATCAGGATCGCATAGGCGGCGTCCAACAGCCAGATACGAATCCTCCACCACAACAAGGTGGCGGTGGGTTCTCGTTCGTAGTCCCTACAGAGTTTGTGGATCTCCCATCACAGGGGCGTTTTTATCCAGAGGGACACCCGCTACATGGGCAAGACTCTATTGAAATCAAGCAGATGACTGCTAAAGAAGAGGACATCCTCACATCGAGGTCTCTTCTAAAGAAAGGTATTGCCCTTGAGCGACTTATAAAAAGTTTGATTGTAGACACTACGATTGATCCTACAACTTTATTGATTGGTGATCGAAATGCCATCATTATAGCTGCGAGAGTATCGGGTTATGGTAGCGACTATTCAACCAAGATCCAGTGCCCCACCTGTGAAACAAAGCAGAATTATACTTTTAACTTGAACACTGCATATGTATATCACGGCGAAGACAATGATAACTTGAGAGCGAAAATCAACCCAAATGGCACAATTACATGCCGATTGCCCAAAACTCAGGTTGAGATTGTGGCAAGACTATTGACCGGTAGAGATGAGAAGAGCATCACATCAATTGCAAAAAGTGATAACCAGATATCAAAGCAACTTGAGGCACTTATTGTAAGCGTGAATGGTGATTCATCAAGAGAGGCTATTAAGTATGTTGCTAATAACATACCATCAATGGATTCGCGTCATCTTAGAATGGCGATTAAGAAAGCAACACCCAATGTTGATTTAACTCAAGAATTTTCTTGCACCGAATGCGATCATACACAAGAAATGGAGGTGCCGCTAACTGCGGACTTTTTTTGGCCTGACCGATGAATATAACGAAGGTATTTACGAACAGATTTTCTTCCTCAAGTATAATGCCGGGTGGAGTTTTGCGGAAGCTTACAGCCTCCCTATAGGGCTTAGAAACTGGTTTGTTAAGAGAACTATCAAACAACTAGAGGACGAGTCCCAGGCAATCAAAGAAGCATCAAGTGGTAAAGGTGGTTCTAAAACATTAACTGCCCACAACCAGCCAACAATGCCAAAAACCTTCTAAGCGAGGCACCACGATGGTGCCTTTGCTTTTTTGTAGGAAGCCTATTTATAGGGAGAGGTAATCTTGTATGGCTGATATGAATGAAACGACCCTGGAACTGCTCGCCGCACTTGAAAAAGCTGCTCCAAATGCTAGAAAGTTAAAACAAGAATTACAAGGGGTTAGTTCTGCTGCTTTGGAGGCTGTGAAGGCTCAAGCGGATCACAACGCCGCAATCATGAACGCCCTTAAAGAAGAATTAGCAAGTAGAATTGATGTTATTCAAAAGCTAAAAGAAGCAAACGATTTAGCCGAAAGAAGATTTAAGATCGAAAAAGATTCCGCAAAACAATATGAAAAAGCAGTAGAACTAAATAATACCAAAGTAAAGCAGCTAGAACAAGAACTACAATATTTGGAAAGAGGTTCTGACGAATATGATAAGATCAAAGAATCTATTGCAAAAATAAAAGGCGATACTGAGGACATTGTTAATTCACAAAAAGAGTTTGAAAAACAACTACAAAAAAGCAAACAAGTTGCTGATGAGATTGGGAGCACAATAAAAGGAATCACCTCAAGCCTCTCTACAATAGCAAAGGGAGATTTTGCTTCTGGCTTTAAACAACTAGGAAGTTCGTTGATGGAGCCACTTAAAAAAATAGCAGGCAAGGGCTTTGAAAAAGCTAAAGATAATCTTATGGATTCTTTTTCAAAAATGGGACAGAAATTGCCTGAACTCGCAGCCGGCGCCACCGAAGGCGCCGCCGGTCTTGGTGCTGTGGGACCAGCAGCGATGTCTGCTGGCGCGGCTATTGGTGCTTTAGGGGCAGCATTATTTGTTGTATTACCTCTGTTGATAGCCCTCGCGGTCGCCATAGGTGTCACAGTCAAAATAGCCCAATTTGCTCTTGAACTTGAAAATTCTGCAAGGCAATTAACAAAGGTCACAGGACTATCAAAAGACTTTTCAAGCGCAATGCTTGAGAATGCTGACTCTTTAAGAGAATTTGGTGCGTCATCTGAAGATATTAACGCTGCTGTAATCTCCCTAAATGCAACGTTTACAGATTTCAGTATGCTAAATATGGATAGTGCAGCAAAAGTAAAGGACACCACAGTTGTTCTTGGCAAGCTGGGTATGTCTGCTGACGATGCGGCTAAAGGCTTTCAAGCCCTGACAAAAGGTATGGGACAAACCCCAAAGCAGGCAGCCGATACAATGCTAGAATTAGATGCAGTGGCTAGGGATCTAGGAGTGAGCACAAGTAAGATGGGTGCTGATTTTGCGTCCGCATCTAGTCAATTACAAAAATTATCAGGACCAGAACAAATAAGAGCCTTTAAACAACTTGCTGTAGTTTCAAAGGCAACAGGTATAGAGGTCTCAAGACTACTTGCAATCACTGAAAAGTTTGATACTTTCGAAGGCGCAGCCACAGCCGCCGGAAAACTTAATGCTGCCCTTGGTGGTAACTTCGTTAACGCTATGGAACTTGTAACAGCTACCAATCCTGCGGAACGTTTCGGAATGATTAGAGATTCCATACTTGATGCTGGACTTTCGTTTGACGAAATGTCTTACTATCAGAAGAAGTTCTTTGCGGAAGCAGCGGGTATGCAAGATGTTGGTGAATTGGCATTAGCAATGAGCGGAGACTTTGGTGCGGTAGGTGCAGAGATCGGCAAAACACAAGCAGATTATGAAGCAGCATCAGAAAGAGCCAAAGAGTTTCAGTCCGTTCAGGAACAATTGAAGAATACAATGCAATCTCTTATTCCGGTTGTTAAGCCATTGATTAAATATATTGGTGAGATAACTTTAGAATTTTCAGAATTTGTAAAAGAATATAAAGATGAAATACAAGCAACTTTTAAGGGCTTGATGCATTTTACTATAGCATTAGCAAAAGGTTTATATGATGTAGCCAGACCTTTTATATTTGTAGTAGGGTTGATTACTACTATGACTGCTGGAATTGGCTTTCTTTTAGGTAAAATGGGCGACCTCGCCGCCGGATTTACAGGTATCAGAAAGTCCATAAGTGTTGATTCAAGTTCCCCAACACTGCTTGGTGGACTAGAAGAGATGGCTTCCGGTCTAGGAGGCATTGGTGATGCATCGGGTGCGGCTATGGGTTCTGTCGATAAGCTTAAGGGCAAAATGAGCGGCTTTAGAAAAGAACTATTTTCTGGCGACAACAATTTGGTTGCCGGTATGAAAATGACAACCGAAAGTGTAGAGGGCGTCGGCGATGCTTCTGCTAGGGCAGCAGCCACAAGGCGAGCAACTGCCCCCACAATCGCAAACAACACTGCGATTAAAAATACCACAATTAACAATAGCACACAAGATGGCGGTGCAACTGGAATCAATATCAAGTTTGACAATAAGAAGTTCGCTGATCTGTTTGATGTTCAGGTTGAGAAGTCCATTGGTAGAGCAGCAAGAAAGGCGGTAATATAAAATGGCAGGAGAACTACCATTCGACGTAGACAGATATAGTCCTCTATCACTAACAAACCCATTTCTTGATGGATCAGATGCGCTTGGAAATAAACTAAGCCATGTCATCTCTTTTGAAAATATAAGAGACGGAGGACAAGACGTATATTTTAAGGCTTTCATAAACTCCTTCAACGAATCCTACTCACCAAACTTTACCGCAAATGAAGTGTTTGGTAGAACTGATCCGATTTATCAGTATAAGAACACTACAAGAAATATCACTCTGGCATTCAAAGTCCCGGCTGCCTCACAAAGCGAAGCATATGAAAACCTAGGAAGAGTGCAGAAACTTATTCAAATGCTGTATCCTACATATAAAAGCGAAAACGCTCTCACTCTTTCAGAAGCCCCACTTGTTAGGTTGAAAGTCATGAACCTTGTGCGAAGCCAAAAGTCTTACAAGAAAAAAGAAGACAAAGCCAAGACAGATGCTACATTTTTCGCTGAATATTCAACAACAGTAGAATCCTCAAAAGGATTGTTGGGCGTTATAACTTCTTGTGTTGTTGATTCGTCACTTACTTCAACGGACGGAGTATTTAATAAACTAGTAACTGCACCGCCCACGGCAGACGGTGCCCCTGCTGCCGCAGAAGCAGAAGCAAATACCGTTTTGCCCAAACTAATAGAAATTAGTATTAACTTTTCTCCGATACACGAAAAGACATTAGGCTATGGCGCCAATAATGATTATTTTGGAATGTTCCCTTATGGCGTTCAGCTATCCCCCCAACCAAAAGATAACGTAGCCTTGCCCCCAGCCGCCAAAGAGAAGATAAAATTAAAGAGAACTCTGGAAGAGAAACGACAAGCCGCCGCCAGCGCACAACAGGATCTTGATAAAGCAGAAGCAAAGTATCTTGGATTGACTAAACAATTAAAGGCTGCCAAAACAGCAGGAACTGCAACGCATGATATGAGTTATGAACAAAATATTGCCAGTATAGAAGCGCGAGGTGCTATAGGTGACGCCGCCCGAGCGCGGGCGACTTATGAAGAAGCATACGATGATATTTCGGAGTTCCTATAGGATACAACAATGTCAAACATAAGAAACAAAAACCAAAGAATAATCGAAAATGACGTTAGACACTACAAGCAGCTTGTCCAAAAGCGCGGTGTCAAGAAGATAGATCATTACTCCACGCCTATAATGAGGCACCCATCGGTGGGTGAAAGAGCATCAGTAAACGTAGCCTCTCATGCTTGGTCTTACGGAGATAGGTTCTATAAACTCGCCCATCAATATTATGGCGATGTCCGCTTTTGGTGGGTTATTGCTTGGTGGAACGGCTATCCAACCGAGGCGAACGTTAAATCAGGTAATCTATTGGATATTCCGCTTAACTTATCCGATGCTATAGAAGTGTTGGGAGTATAAAATGGCAAATGCTTGGTGTTTTGATATAACAACTAATACTCTTGGTGATCTTGAGAGTATCGAACAGGAATATCTAAATAAATTTGAAGAAGTTCATGCGCAGATCAACACTGAGGAGTGGGCTGAGATAGTTGAACCTATGAACCTGGGCGAAAACGGTTTGGGCGGACTCGTAGATAAACCATCTTGGAATACATTGTATAGCTGGGCAGAACTTGTCACGCCTTTTGGTGAAACACACAAAAAACTGCCCGACTTTGCAGCGCAACAAAAGGCGTTGGTGGCGGTGGCTGGGGCGGCTAACGCTTTGGTAGACACCACCAGTAGATTCGCACGCTCTCACCAGCCCGCCCAAGAATTATTTAACGAAATACAGGAACTGCAACCTAAAGAATATTTCGCTGGTGGCTATAAAGAACAGACTGAAGATGATTTTGTCACAAGTATCGATAAATTTAGAAGTTTGGAGATGGATCAGACAGGGGAATCCCAGGTCGTCGATGAAGATGTCGGTGCCGCCCTCACAGACTTCAAAGATAAATTGGCGGCTTTTAGAATAGAAATTTTTGATAATATTTATGTTGCCAAAGCCTTGTGTAGCACAACAGACTTTAAAGACGAATACCTAAAAGCCCTGATGATGTTGGCACTCCCAGAGATAAACAAGAAGGCTAAAAAAGAAGGGATTGACCCAATACTTCCCGAAAGCTTGGGAGATTTTTTTACTGGGCTTGGGGTGCCTGGGGCGGCGTACCGAGCTATTTCGACTCTATTCGGAGCAGAACAAATAGAGGATATAAAGAAAAGAATACAAGCAGCAATTGAAGCAGCAATAGAAGAAGAGTTTGAAGAAGCTTTCGCAGACAACATAGCATATAACCAACAATGTATCCTGCTATCTTTTATGGACGATATTATTTTTGC